GTACACTTATAAAACAAGAAAGGTATGCTAAATGGGAGCAAATTTAATCACAAAAGCGGAATATAAAACATACGCTGGCATCACCTCAGTTAACCAAGATGCAGAAATTGATCTTTTAATTCCACGAGTAAGCGAACTAGTAAAAACATATTGCCGCCGTACTTTTGTAGACTACTACGACGAACCAAAAACCGAAATATTTGCTGGTGGTTATGGATCAATTATACTAAAAGAAACGCCTGTTGTACAAGTACTAAGTGTGCAAAAAAGCACAAACTATGGTTTAACTTATAGCGATCTAACAGAATTTGTGGATTGGGTTAAGGACAGCGACTACATAGTTAGTATTAATCCACGAGGTTTTGAACCTCTTATTAACGGTTACCTTGTAACTTACACAGCAGGTTACGAAACAGTACCACAAGACCTACGCTTAGCTGTACTTGATTTGGTTACTTACTACCGCAAAAACGACGGTGCAATTCACTCAACAAAAGCACCAGGTACCAACGCCGTACAAATCGAATATATTTCAACTACCAGTCTACCAGCACATATTAAACGTGTACTAGACCTTTATGTAGCGGATTACACCTAATGGCTAGAAACGTACACTTTTCAAGATTATTAGATATAATATCGGGAAGTGCTTTAGCTGGGGCAAATACAAAAGTTCAAAAAAGTGCGTTAAATAAAGACTTCGATTTAGCTAAACTAGAGTCTAAAAAATTAAGAGATTTAATTGATAGTAACTTACCTACTTTCTACGTTGTAGATGTAGACGCTATAGTGTATAGTTTGGTACAGGGATTAGGTTTAAATAATTTTCAAGAAAACGAAGAGTACGTTAAAGCCAAGTTTCCTAGCAAACCAGAGTTAATGTTGTTCTTAGAAACAGCAGTAAAAGAAGCACTGGACGCGTTGCCGAGTAAACCTTTTATACCGGTTATAGATCAGTTAAACAAACACTACTCCACCCTATTAGATACACTAGCTAAACGTACCTCTTATATTGGATACAGAAACGCAGCAACTAAATTTGGAGCTTCACTAAGATCCACTCTAAAAAGTTCCAGCGTATTTATTGCATCAGACGGCAGATTATTAGTATCTAACTTAAGACCAAACAGTTACGTAGTAATAGGTCCAACATTTACACTAGCAGTTGAAAAAGTTAACAGTTTACTAAACGATCACCTGCGAAAAGCTTTTGCCAGTAGCTACGATATTAATTTAAGAAAATATACTGCATCCGATGCTGTTAACCGATTTACAATCGGTGACTTTATTAACGCAGGACATACGGCAGCATATTCTCAAGCTAAGCAACTTATAGGCATCAATATGCCCCTTGCTCAAGAAAGACAGTTCTTATTAAGCTCAGACCCTAAGTCGCAAGGTATTGAAACCAGTATTGCAGATTTATATTTAACAGCTGATTACGCTATAGAATTTAATCAAAACTATACTGAAACAGCTACTAACCTATTAAACATGCAGTTCTCTTTTGTGGTAACTATGCCGCAAAAATTTAATACTTCAACACTACGAACTCAGGAAGTTAGTCGTATAAAAGAATATATAGGTAAAACTGTACTACCTACTATAGCCGAGCAAGCAAAGCAAAAATTTGTTGGTGGATTAATACAAGACACAGTTTTAAATACAAGTGCTTCACCAACGTTTATAGAATACTATACTTCACTACTTACAAATACCTTGCACGGTAAACCAACAGACAAAGTAGTAAAAAAATCAAAGTCAACTGCAAAAAATACAAAAGCTATTCCAATTAGTGCGTTTGTAAAAGACCCTAAAAAGTTAAAGCTAAAAAGTAAGTCAGGCGGCACAAAAATAAAAGGCAGTTCAATACCGCTGCCTACAACCGCTGGACTAGACTTAACCAGTCTGCAAAATCTAATCAATCAACAACTACAGGATGTAGTTAGCGCAAACATGGGCGATGGTGGCTCTCGCAGTGTACTTAATTACCGTACTGGCAGATTGGCTAGTAGTGCCAAAGTTGAGTACATGTCAGAAAGCCGGGCAGGTATGATAACTGCTTTTTACAGCTACATGAAAAATCCATACGCAACATTTAGCGATGGTGGCAAGCAAAGTAGTCCAAGGTCACGCGACCCTAAACTGTTAATCTCCAAGTCAATTCGTGAAATTGCAGCCGCACAAGTAGGCAACCGTTTAAGGGCCGTTAACATATGAGTCGTAGAACTTCTATTACAAAAGCACTAGCAGCTAAGTTTAATCAATTACTAGACGGAACTGCTCCTTACAGCACAAACATTTACAACAACGCGTACGCCAAACTAAAGTTCTGGGATGAAGTCAATGACTTTCCCAGTATTTATATGGTCCCAGGATCAGAAATGCGTGAGTACTTACCAAGTGATTTTACTTGGGGATTTTTAAACGTATCCATCAAATTATACTGCCGTGGTGAAAATTCACAACAAGAACTAGAACAGTTATTGGAAGACGTCGAACACGCCGTAGATGCTAACCGAGTTTTAGTATACGATCAGGATAAAAATCTTGAAACCACTGAAATTCTAATTCAATCAATCACCACGGATGAGGGGCTTCTTGCACCATACGCAGTTGGTGAAATAAATTTACAAGTTCGATACCAACTTGTATAATCTATAACCAAAAACCAAATGCAGATAATTGTCTAGCTACGGTATAAGGTTATCAACATTTAAGGATACCATTATGTCATTTAATTTGATTCGTAACAGTAGAGTATTTTTCACAACAAACGTGAACTCTTCTGGAACCGTACTTTTAACAGGGCTTACAAAAACAAACACATTTGAAATCCAAGTTCAAGACGGGTTTAGTTTTAGTCAAGCTACAACACAAGAAACTGTTACCATTAACGAAGCAGGTGCAACACCTGTTCGTGGACAGCGCAGTTTTAACACCAGCCTAGAGCCAGTAGACTGGAGTTTTTCAACTTATATGCGTCCTAAATTTGAAGAAAGCACTGTAGTCAATGCTTCACCAGATGCCGACGACTTTATTGGTTGTGAAGAATCTGTGTTATGGAACGCATTAGCAGGTACAGCTGCAATTGGTCAAGCTGGTGCAGGTTGGGTAGCTACTCCTGGCCTAACTCCTGTTTCAACAGTTGCTTTTGGTAACTCAAACGCACACCAACTACAACGTTTTGGTTTAATTATTGCGTTTGAAAGCGCAGTTTATGTTATTAACAACTGTGCCGTTGAATCTGCCACCATTGATTTCGGCTTAGATGCTATTGCTTCAATTGCTTGGGTTGGTCGCGGAACAACAATGAGTCAAGTAGCTGCCACAACTCTTGTTGACGATGTTGCTAACGGTGAAGTAGACTTTACTGGCGGTTTAGCTGGTGCAGCTAAAATTCGTGATACTACTGCCAAGTACATTGCCAACAAGTTGTCTACAATGACACTGGCACGTACAACCTTCCAAGGTCAAGGAGCTAAAACCTATACCATTGCACTAACTGGTGGTTCGCTAACAATTGCCAACAACCTAACTTACCTGACTCCAGCTAATTTAGGCACAGTTAACGTACCTGTTGCTCAGTTCACAGGCACTCGCGCAATTTCAGCTACTGTAAACTGCTATTTACGCACAGGCAGTAACGAATCCGCTACATTGTTAAGCGACTTGCTAGCAATGAGTACACTAGACGACGAAAACCAGTTTAACTGTCAAATCGACCTAGGTGGTAGCACTAACACCAACAGAGTTACGTTCCTAATGCCATTTACAATGTTAGGAATTCCAGCAATTAGTACTGAACAAGTTATTACTAGCACAATCAACCTAATGCCTCAGGCTGGTAGTACAAGTGCGTATAACTTAACAAATACCAACGAACTATCAATTGAATACAGAGCAACTGCTTAAACAGTAGCATGTTTACAAGGTACCGGTTGATCCCTGGTACCGCTTTTTTCACTTTATTATATAAATAAAAATGACCCTTTCATTAAAATCTCTTTTGGTTCCAAGTAAGTCCGTAGAAGTAGAGTATCCAGGAATGCCTGGGTTTACAGTTAGTTTAGCTTTTCTAAGTCGTGAAACACTAATCAACATTCGCAAAAAATCTACTAAAACCACTTTTAAAAATCGTCAAGCAGCAGAAGAATTCAACGAAGACCTTTTCTTGCAACTATACGTTGACAGCGCCGTAAAGGGCTGGAGTGGGCTAAAACTATCATACTTAGAACAATTGGCTCCTGTTGATTTAGCCGGTCAAGACATGGAAGCAGAGCTGGAATTTACTCCAGAAAATGCTCTTTACTTGATGAAAAATTCCAGTAACTTTGATGCTTTTGTAAGCGAACAGGTAAGTGACCTGGGAAACTTTTCGAAGACCAGCTCCAACAAGTAAAAACTCAGCTGGTCAGCTATATTCAAAACAACACCGTTAACATGACAAAAACCGCATATTTTGAAATGTGCGAAATGATGGGTTCGGAGCCTGTTGAATCAGAGATACCTGTAGAGTACGATGACTTTCCTGTAGAAGTACAGCAAGCTTTTGCTGCTTACCGAATGCTACGAGATGAGTGGGATACTATGGGAGGCAATTACTTAGGTAAAAGTTTAATAGGCGTAAAAGACGTATTAGAAGCCACCGAAGTAGAGCCAGATGAACAAAAGTTTATAATAATGTTGATACGAATGATTGACGAAGTACGATCAAACGAGATTAACAAGTTAAAAAGTGAAAAGCCCGCTAACTAAAAATTAGCGGGCTTTTTTATGTTAAAAATTTTTTGGTTTGACATTATACTGGTTAAGTGATATAATGATTGCTAGTATAACCTACTCGAAAAAATTTAGCCACCAATCCAGCAAGGAGTAAAGATGGCACAAGTAAAAATTGACTTAAGTCTACAAGATCAGTCATCAAGCATTAAGAAGCGTACCAGTGAAGTACAAAATCTTAACAAAGAATTAACAAAATCTCAGCAGTTAGCAACAGGCACACGTACTGGAGCTGGAGCTGTTAGAGCTAGTTTTAGCCCTACTTCGGAAAATACTGCTTACGGGCAAGCACGTGGATCAATGGGTGCTACTGGAGCAAGCGGTCGTGACTTTGCAAACCAAGCACAAGGTCTTGGTGGATTAGTTCGTTTATACGCTACCTATGCCGCCAACGTATTCGCACTTACAGCAGCGTTTAGTGCCTTACGCGATGCAATGAGCACAGACATAATGATACGTGGATTAGACCAACTGGGTGCTGCCAGTGGCGTAGCAATGGGTGCACTAGCCAAAAACTTTGCACAAGCCAGTGGTGGTGCTATTAGCTTACGCGAATCTATGGAAGCAACAGCCAAAGCTGTAAGTAGCGGTTTAACTTCTGCTCAGTTTATGGAACTAGGAAAAGTAGCTAAAGGTGCTTCACAGGCGCTAGGTGTTAACATGAGCGATGCAGTAAGTCGTCTTACTCGTGGTATTACAAAGTTAGAACCTGAATTATTAGACGAATTAGGTATTTTTACCAAGGTTGGTAAAGCTGCCGAAGACTATGCTCGTAGCGTAGGTAAAAGCGTTAACTCGCTAACAGACTTTGAACGTCGCCAAGCTTTTGCCAATGCAGTACTTGCCGAAGGTGCACAAAAGTTTGGAGAAATTGCGGTTCAAACCAATCCGTATGACTTATTGTTAGCCAGTTTAAAGAATACAGCACAATCAATTCTTAGCACAGTAAACACAGTTATAGCGCCTATTGCGAAATTATTAGCAGAAAATACTGGACTAATAACAGCTGCTTTTGCACTAATGGGTGTAAAAATTGTGCAGCAAGCACTACCTGCTCTTGTTAGTTGGCAAAAAGGCTTATCCGCCGCTGCAGCTGCTAGTGCTGATAAGTTGGGCGAATTAGTAAACCCCGAGGGTTTTGTTGAGCGTGCTCAAGCAAGATTTAATGTACCAAAGCTAGAAGCAGAATTAAAACAAGCTGAAGCAGTATATGCAAGAACCGCACAAAACTTTGTACAAACAGATAACAACTATAAAACCAAAGGCTCTCCACTACTAAAAACTTTAGCAAGTGGGGCGGTACTAGAAGGCAGTAATTATGTTAATGCTGTGAAACAAATAAGTAAGTCTACAGATGACTTAAGTATTGCAGAACAGCGACACGTAAATAGTTTAAAAGCAAGCGTTGCTGCTTCAGATGCAGTAGTTGCTGCACGTAAAAGATTGGCTGCAGCTAATGACTTAGTACAGGCTTCTGCTGACTTACCGCTAAATGCACGTGAACGAGCTCAGCAAAGTGCTTATCAACAAGCTGCTGGTACTCGTGATCGACTACAAATTTTAGCTAACGTTGGTGCAGACTATGACAAAGAAGGCTTTGTTAAGAGTATTAAAAATGCCAATGAAGCTGCTAAGCAATCTACTTCGTTGAGTAACTTTGGTCAAATAGTAACTACTGTACAAGCAGCAGGTGTTGCAGGAGCTAAGAGCCTAGCCCTTTTTGGTGGTAGAATTTTAAACTTTATACCCGTGCTTGGCGCGCTATATGCTGTATATGAAATTTTTGATGCTGTTTTTTCGGGCAATGCCAAAGAAGCAAAAGCATTCCGTGATGGGTTAGAGCAACTAAGTGAAATCGCTAAAACAAACATAAATGTATTTGAAAAATTTGGTAACACACTTAGTGTTGAAAGTTTAAATGCAAAAGCTACTGCATTTGGCGATTTAGCCACTCAAATAGCCAAAAGCACTAAAGACTTGGAGATTGCAGACGCCGCAGCAGGAACTTTTGATAGATTTATAGACGGATTTTTAACTGTAATAGATAAAGACCTAAAATCAAGCTATACTAAAGCACTATCCGTAGCCTTATCAGATGGTATTAAAAATATTCCAGACAAAGGCATACGAGATGAACTAGAGAAAAAGTTAAAGCTAGAGTCTGGGGCTGCAAGCACAAGTATACGTGATTTAAAAGATGCGCTTGATGATATTGATTCGGCAGATATTATTGCAAAGGGCAAAGCATTAACAGCTTTAGTAGATGCAGCCAATAAGCCACTACAAACTAGCAGAGCACTAAGCCAAGATATACAATCCGCAGGTAAAGCAACTGCACAGGCAGAACTTGATCTTCGTAATAGTTTGATTAAAAAAGATGCTGTAGGTAGCTACTTTGAAAAAGTAGTAGATCAATTAGACAAAACTAAAAAAGGTTTTGCCGATACTACAACAGCAGCCGCGGAATTTCAAAAGATAGCTGCCGGAAATGGTAACATTAATTTTCTTGGTGCAGACGGGGCAGCTCAGTTAACTAATATAGCTAATAGCTATACTCAGTTTGCATTAAATATAAAAAGCACTTCTGATAGTTTACAACAAAATAAAGATAGATTGGCTGCTATCGAAAAGCAACTACAAAGTAAACTACTGTATACATCGGCAAGAAATGAGCTAGGTAGAGAAGCTGATAAAATACGTAGTCTAATAGAATCACAAAGTTCACAATTAGACAGAAGTAAAGCACAAATCGTATCCCTAGCTGCACAAGCAAAAGAAATTTTTCAAACAGCATATACACAAGCATTTGACAATGCCGTTGCTAGTGCAGGTAGAAAAGCGCAAATTAACAGCTTGCAAACTGCAAAAAATGTACTAGCAAGCTCACCAGTACAAACTTCGGAAAGTTTAAAACAGCAGTTTGACCTAGACAAACGAATGTTAAAACTCAAAGAATTGGAAATTACAAGTCAATATGATTTAATTGATGCTCTTGAACGTACTACAACAAATCAAAAAATACTAGATCTTGAAGGTAGACTACAAGATGCTGTTGGAGAGGCCATGGCCCCTCTGAGAAAAGAACTGCAAGACCAACTAGCAGTAGAAAATGCTAGATTAGGTTTATTAGGCGGCAATCCAACAAAACAGCAATTAAGTGTACTAAGACAAGGCGGCGGAACCGAAGCCATAAATCAAATTAATAGAAATGCTGCCAGAAATGAAGCCAGGCAAGCTACTAGAGATCAAACTAGAATGCTTGATATTAATTTAGGTAAAGGGTTGGCAGATCTTGGATTCAAAGAGTTAACAGATGCACTAAATGCACAAAAAACAGCTGCAGAACAAAACTTAGAGCGTTTAAAACTTTCAGCTGAATACATATCTGCACCGCGGTCTGAGCAGTTACGAATGACAAGATCACTTAGTGACGAACTAGCTCAAACAACCGCAACACTTCAGGCTATACCTGCGGCCCAAAGATTGGCACAAACTCGAGTTTCGGGTACTCCAGACCAAATAGCTAAAGCAGAAGCAGACCTAGCAACTGTAAGAGCAGGTACCTCTTCTGCAATGAGCCTTTCAGGACAAAAACTAGACATAGAAACATCTAGTGCAGTACAAGTTGAAAATTTAACCAAAGCCAGAGACTTATATAAAGAATCTTTTGACTCACAGTCTAAAGCCTTGGATATTGCAAAGTATGACTTAGAGTTTAAACAAGCAAGCTTAGCCAAAGACTTAGAGCGTGGAAAGATAACCCAAGATCAATTCAATGCTAGTAAATATTTATTAGACCTAGAACAAGCAGGTTTAGCTAAATCAAATGCATTATTGGCTGAACAAGAGAAATATACTAACACTATTTTAGATATTCGTACCAAAATTGCAGAACAAGGCGGTATAGCTACTCCAGAGCAAATTGCTGCTCAACAAGCAGCATTAACCGCAACAAATGCAGCAACCGACGCAATTAACCGACAGTATACAGCTACTGCCAGTTTGCTTGATTTAAATAAATCACTAACGCAGCGTCAATTAGCATACGAAGACATATTTAAAAACAGTTTTGATAATATGGCAGATGCAATGCTAAAATTTGCACAAACCGGTAAAATAAGCTTTGGTGATTTAATAAACACCATGATTGCAGATATTGCTAGATTTGAATTACGCCAGCAAACTACTAATATTTGGCAGTCATTACGCCCAGGTATTATGAGCCTAATTCCAGGATTAGCAGGATCAGCAGGATCAGCAGGACCCGCAGGTGCTGTAGTTACGGGAGGGGTAGCTTATGCTAAAGGCGGTGTATTTGATTACGCAATGCCCACACAAGCATTCGCCAAAGGCGGAGCATTTACCAATCAAATAGTTGATTCGCCTACTTTATTTAAGTTTGCCAAAGGCACTGGCCTAATGGGTGAAGCAGGTCCAGAAGCTATTATGCCCCTAAAGCGTGACAGCCAAGGCAATTTGGGAGTTCGCGGACCAGGCGGTGGCTCAAATGTTGAAGTTGTTGTCAACAACTTTGGCAGTGAAAAGGCCGAAACTCGTGAAACCACTGACTCACGTGGCAATCGCAAGATTGAAGTAACTATTGGTGATATGGCAGCCGGAGAAATATCTCGCAGCGGTAGTGCTTCACAAAAAGCAGTTGGCGGTACTTTTGGGCTAAAGCCTCAATTAATTAGGAGATAAAATATGGCCTATACTTATATATGGCCAGCGTCTTTACCACAGTCTCCACAAAAAGGTTTTGTGGAGACTGGCGGAGTTTTAATACTAAGAACTCCAATGGATTCTGGCCCTGCCAAACAACGTCGCCGCGGTCAACGCCCACAAGGGTTACAGGTAACTTTTATAATGACCACAGCACAAACACAGACACTGGAAACTTTTGTGCAAGATACCCTTCAAGGCACTGCCAGGTTTGGTTTTAAACACCCGCGCTTAAATACCACTATAGAAACTCGTATAGTTCCTCAAGCAGAAGGTCAACTATATTCATTTACTTACTTAGCTCCAGGGTACTGGACGGTTAGCTTACAACTAGAAATATTACCATGAGCCGTTTATCATCTATGTCGCCAACAGCCATACGTGCTGTATTCTCTCCAGAGTCTGACAATGACTTAATTACACTACTAACAATTTATAATCCACTTAATGAGTCCGAAGTAATCGCTAGATTAGCCGATGGTTTTACTCAACGTATTTCAGAGACTGATGATGAAGTGGTGTATGGTGTAGTCAGCAACGGTTTTAGCTATGCGTTTATACCAATGCAGATTTCGCTACCGTCAGAAGATGAGGCACAAGCACCTAGATGTTCTATTGTTTTAAACGACGTTACCAGATACATTACTCCAATTATTCGTACTATTACTGCTCCACCGCGCATTAAACTAGAGCTTATACTCGCCAAAACTCCCAACGTCGTAGAGGTATCTTTTTCTGAGTTTTATATAAATAACTTTAGCTATAATGCACAGTCAGTTACAGCAGACTTGGCTATGATTGATTATGAGCGCGAGCCTTTTCCTATGCACTCATTTACTCCAAGATACTTTCCTGGAATGTTTTAAAGGAACATTATGAATTTTGAAAAATACATTGGTATTCCGTTCCTGGAAAAAGGACGAGATGAGTCTGGAGTGGATTGCTGGGGATTAGTACGTTTAATTTATAAACAAGAATATAACATTACCCTACCAAGTTTCGTTGCAGACTATGAACTAAGTGATGACGCTCGTATTGGTGAATTGTTTGCACAGTACAAGGAGGGCTGGACAACACTAACACAGCCAGAGCCTGGTTGTGTTGTGTTATTCCGTATGTTTGGTACTGAATCACATATTGGTGTAGTTGTTGATGGTTCACACTTTATTCACGTACGTGAAGGTCGAGACAGTGTTATTGAGTCACTGGAATCGACTAAATGGTCTAAGCGTATTGTTGGTTACTACAACTATTCGGAAGATGCTAGTGCTGTTTTAAATGCAGTACCGCATCCGCTAAAAACCGAGCGCTATTTAACTACGGTTGTTCCTGGCACGCGAGTAACTGAACTTGTACAAAATATTTGCGAACAACATAATATACAACCTGAATTAAAAAGCCGTATTAGTGTGCTTATTAATGGCATGGTAGTACCTCAAGAGTCTTGGAGTACTCGTGTAATTGAATTAGGCGATGCTATTGAGTACCGTGCAGTACCTGGCAAAGAAGAGCTGCGTATACTTGCAATTGTAGTTGTTGCGTGGTATGCTCCAGTAATTGCCACACAAATGCTTCAAGCAGCCGCCGTTGCAGGTGTTAGCATTACAGCTGCCATGGGTTACGGTATTTACTTTGGTACTATGGCTGCAGTGCATCTTATTGGTGGTGCACTAATCAACGCAATTGCACCAATACGACCACCTTCTGACCCGCGCGATCCTAGCAACCCAGGCGTATCTGTGCGTCAAGAAATGGTTGCAGGCGGTCAAAATCGCAGTAATCCCTACGGATCAATACCTGTGGTACTAGGTAAGCTGCGTATTACTCCTTTACTTGGTTCAAACAACTATCTATCATTTGAAAATGAGCGCGATAGTTTTTTATCTATGCTTTTAGTATGGGGATATGGGCCGCTAAACATTGATGCAAACACACTGCGTATTGGCGGTGTTCCAATAGATTCATACCCAAAACATCAAATTGTTACGCTTGACCGAAAAACTGAACACACCCCCGGACAAGTAGCTCAGTTTAATTCCCTATACGGCCAAGACTATTCACCAGCTATTCAACCAAGCCAACTAATTTGCGATGGAAATCCAGAAGGTACTATTACTGGATACACTCAAGAACCAGTATATTACTGGGACTGGGAATCAATGCAGCTCGAGCTAAATTATTACAACCAAGTACCTATTTATACATTTCCTGTAGCAGGCCCATGGGTCGCTGCTAGTACTAATGTGGAAGTCGATGTAGCTACCGGACTGCCTGTTCCTGTTACTCAAGTCCGAATTGATTTACACTTTCCGCAAGGGCTTCGATATATTGTAATCAAAGGCGAAAGTGCTGGAAACTCCTATGCTACAGGTGTAGAGTTTAGGGTAGAGTATTCAATTAACAATGGTGTTTCTTATACTTACCTGGATATATTTACGGTAGGTGGAGATACTCCAAAAAAGGATGCCTTTACTTTTACTAAATCTTACACCTTTAATGTAAATCAACTAGCTATACGCGTTCGCAGACAAACAGGAGATAACGTAGAGGATAATCCTAATCTAAGATTCTACTTTGATTCTATCTTACAAAACGTAACTTTTGTACGTAACAATAGCCCTGCGGTTGATCCTGTTGGTGCAAAAATTGCCAAAACTGCTTTTAAAATACAAGCATCTGAACAGTTAAATGGTAGCATACAAGGAATCAGCGCCATTGTACAAACTTGGTGTAAAATTTGGAATGGTAGTGCCTGGGTAGATGGAGCAACCAGCAATCCAGCGGCACTGATGCGGTATGTGTTAGAACACCCAGCAAATCCTAGACGTGTTACTAACGCAAGCACACAAATTAACTTAACACAACTACAGTATTTTTATAACTATTGCCAAACTAAAGGTTTTGAGTATAATAACGTATTAACTAATGCGCGCAGCATACTAGAAGTACTGCGAGATATTTGTGCTGCAGGCCGCGCTAGTCCTGCTTTAGTTGATGGTAAGTGGTCTGTGATTATTGACGAACCTCGTACAAACATTGTACAGCACTTTACTCCACATAATAGTTGGGGATTTGAAGGCAACAAGGGTTTACCAAAACGTCCAGATGGTTTACGTGTTACATATTACGACGAAGATCAAGATTATCAAGAAGCAGAAATTATTGTTTATGATACAGGTAAAGGTACTAATAATGCTACATTATTTGAAAGCATTACTCTACCTGGTGTAACTAAAAAATCACTGGTAATTGATCACGCCAAGTGGCACATGGCACAAATGAAACTTCGTCCAGAAGTTTATGTGTTAAATGTAGACTTGGAGTACTTGGTTTGTAATCGTGGAGATCGCGTAAAGGTTGTACACGACATTCCTATGTGGGGTTTAGGCAGCGGCCGAATAAAGAATATTTTATCTAGCACACAAATACAGTTAGATGAAGAACTACCGTTAAAAGCAAATACTAACTACACTATAAGATTCCGAAGTAAAACAGGAAGCTCAGCAACCAGAACCGTAGCTGTAGTAACACAAGATGGTTATTACGATACCATAACACTAACTACGTCTATTTCTTCTGTGGATGCAGATGCAGGAGATTTATTTTTATTTGGCGAGCTTAACAAAGAGTCTCAAGATTTACTTGTGTTGGCAATAGAACCTTCAACCAACAATACAGCACGTATTACTTTGGTAGACTACGGCGTTACCGATACATATAACATATTCACTAATTATTTAAACTTAAGTGAGGCAGCTGTATTTGAATCGCAAATATCACGCCCTCAAACACTGCAATTAGACAGCTTTGGCGATAAAAAACCCACAATAACAGGTCTTGTAAGTGACGAGTCCGTTATGGAAGCAGTATCCAAAGGTGTTTTTAAATACAATATTAATGTAGCCTATGTTAATGCTATAAATCTACCTACAAGCACTGATTTAGTTCAAATAGAGTATGAGCTTAATGGAGCCACGTCAGATATTGGATCAAGATTTATAACAGTTCCAGTTCAAAAAGGTTCTGCCAATTTGCCTGATGTAGTTGAAGGAAACACTTACAAAATTCGTATGAGATATGTTGGAAGTGGTGGAAAAACAGGTATCTGGACAAATTATGTTACACATACTGTAGTTGGAAAAACTAATCCTCCAGCTCAAGTAACCGGACTAACCTCTTTAGCAGATAAATCTAGTGGTCAAGTACGTTTATCTTGGAACAAAAACTTAGAGCCAGATACTTATACTTATGAGGTAAGACTAATAAATTCAGGATGGGGATCTAATGATACTAACAGAGTATTTTTAGGCGATAGTATAAGTATTTTTGTACAGTATCCTGGCTCAGCAGCACAAACTTACTTTATAAAAGCAGTAGATAGTGCTGGAAATTATAGTGTAGCAAGTAGTAGTACTACTTTTACCACACTACCTGTACCAAACATTGTAAATGTAACACATTCTTATTACGATACTTCTTTAACAAATGCCTCTGTAATTTTAACTTGGCCAGAAGCTGTAGCCTCACAATTTGATATTGCTTACTATGAGATTGCGTACACTGACGCAAGTGGTCCTGTATTAAAAACGGTAAAATCTAATACTATCACAGTTCCTGCAGATTGGGTCGGCAACAGAACTTTTATTATAAAAACTGTAGATATACAGAATAATAAATCCAGTGGTTATACAGCTAATATAGCTAAACTAGCTCCCAATCCAGTTACCGAATATAGAGCTCAAATAATTGATAATAATGTATTACTTTACTGGGTAAATGGCGTAAAAACTAGCTTACCTATTGCACACGTTTTAATAAAGCGTAGTCCTCCGGACGGCACTTGGGCAACAGCTACTATTATTGGTACAAAAAGCGGAGAGTTTACAAGTATAAGTGAATTAAGTGGTGGTGAGTATATTTATTGGTTGGCAGCAGTAGACACTGATGGGAGAGAATCTACGCCGGTAGAAATACCTGCTACAGTATCACAACCGCCAGATTTTAAATTTATTGCTGAGTTTATTTCCAAATTAACCGGCACTTACTCTAATGGAACGTCATATGCAGATGAATTATTTTTACCAGTAAATACTTCTGAAACATGGCAAACACACTTTACTTCCCGCAGCTGGGCAAGTCCTAGCGCACAAGTAGCCGCAGGATATCCTGTATTCATACAACCAGGCGCTTCTAGCGGATTTTACGAAGAAGTTTTTGACGTTGGCACAATTTTGTCTAGCAGTCAGATAACATTAAATACTATAGAAACGGACGTAATAGGTAGCACGACTAGTTCATCTACTCTGTATGTTAGTACCGACGGAATTACATATACTATTGTAGGAAACTACAGCGCCTTTGCAACTAACTTCAAGTTTATTAAAGTTAGGATTGATGTATCTCAAAATTCCGTTGGCAGTATTAGAAAAATATCCGACCTAAGAGTACGTTTAGATTCCAAGCAAAAGTCAGAAGCAAACTATGCTGTAGTACCTACTACAGGAAAAATAGTGAACTTTGAATCAGAATTTATTGATGTACAGTCAATTATTTTAACGCCTGCCGGAACCACGCCAGTAGTTTCTGTATATAATTTTAGAGATAGTGTTATAACAGGAACATATAGTGTAGTATCAAATATAGCAACTATAAATGCTAGCAACCATGGACTGATTGTTGGCCAAAAAGTAAGACTGTATTTTAGTTCTGGAACAGCCATATCTGGTTTATACATTATAGCGTCTGTAGTAAATGCTAATTCATACACTGTTAGTATGGTTACACCTAATACTACAGGTAATGTAAGCACATATCCAAACAGTATGATTATTTATAGCTTTACTACAAATACGGGAGCACCAGTTGCTTCTACTACTTCTTACCAAATTAAAGGCTATTAAAAATGGCAAATCATAATTTACCAACCCTAACAAGTACATACGCCAATTTTGTAACAGAAATGGATGCCCGTATGGACGACATTTCTATAGGATTTGATCCTGCATTTATTACTGTAGGAAACCCAAACTATAACGCTAATTTAACTGCCCCAATCAATATAATAACTGGTACAATAAGATGGACTAGTGGGGGCAGTAAGTGGGAAAAATGGTCTGGAACAGGTTGGAACGACCTATCTTCATCCTATGCAATTAATATATCTGGCAACGCCGGAACCGCAACAACACTGGCTACTGCTAGAGCCATTAACGGCGTAGCTTTTAATGGCTCCGCCGCTATTAATATAAACTTAAATAATGCTATAACTGTAAACACATCCGGTAGCGGAGCAGTAAGCGGTAGTACGTTTAACGGAAGTAGTGCAATTACTATTAGCTATAATTCAGTTGGTGCTCCAAGTATTACAGGTGCTAATGCCAGCGGTACCTGGGGAATTAATATTAGTGGAAACGCTAATACCGCTACTAGCGCTACTAGCGCAGGTTCTGTTACCAACGGTGTATACACTACCGGAGATCAGTCTATTGCCGGTAATAAGACTTTCAGCGGAGTTTTAGGTGTAAGAACTGTTTCTGAAACTGTACATGCTCTGGGCACCTCAACTGTACTAACCGCTACCAATGGTACAATTCAAACTAGAACAATAACAGCTAATACAACTTTTACCGAAACTTTACAAAGCGGCCAAAGTATAGTTTTAGTACTTACGGGTGCAGGTTCGTTTAATATTACGTGGCCTACCATTAAATGGGCAAGGGCCAATGGCAATATTGCGCCCGCCCTTACTACAATAGATACTATTGTATTGTGGAAAATAGATACTACTTTATATGGCGCGTATGTTGGTAGTAGTACATAAGTTATCAAAGGATATTGATGTTAGCTAATTTAATTAAAGGTGCGTCAGGCCTTCCACCTTACCTAGTAAACTTTTCTTACACAGATAGCTTGTCTAGGTCACAAACAGTGTTTGGAGAAGCAAATGTAAGTGTAATGGCCTGGTCAGGATCACAATTTTGTGTTGTAGGAGGTTTTGGTAGAGTAGCAACAAGCCCGGACGGAGTTACCTGGACTTATAGAACTGGATTAGCTTCAACCGGTTGGGGCACTACTTCTACAGCTCTTGATTTAATTTGGGCAGGATCAAGATTTGTATTAGTTGGTGATAGTGGCAAAATAGCCACAAGTACTAACGGCATTACTTGGACCTATCAAACCGGACTTAGTTCAACCTCCTGGGGCGCCGTTGACTGGGTATATTGTGCGGCCTGGAATGGCTCTGTAATTTGTGTTGGTGGTGCCCGCGGTAAAGTAGCTACAAGTTCTGACGGTGGTGTTACTTGGACATATCAAAGCGGTTTATCTGCAACTGCCTGGGGTGGCGGGGTGGCCGACGGTGTTTTGCATATGATTTGGACAGGATCTCAATTTTATGCTGTAGGCACTGGCCAAGCCCTTGCCTCCAGCCCAGATGGAATTACTTGGACCTATCGACCAGGCTTAGTCAATGCGGATCTGGATGCAAATGAAATCGCCTGGAATGGGTCTATACTTTGTGTTGCTGCTGGTTTTCAAACAGGCATAAGTACTGACGGTGGTGTTACCTGGACTAAGGGTCCAACAATACTGTCAAGTGGAGGATTTGCTAGAAGTAGTGAGGGGGTTATATGGGCAAACTCACAATTTGTTGCCTTAACGAACGGGGGCGACGTGTTTACTAGTACCGATGGGTTAAATTGGACAGAGAGATATGCAACTTCTATTAGCGTTAATCCTGGAGATCTTGCATGGAGTGGTTCTGTACTATGTGTAGGAGCTTCTGCAGGTAAGGTGGTTACAAGCCCTACAGGAATAGCATGGACTGAACAACCAGGATTAGCCCAAAGCGGCACAGTATGGGGGTTTAACACTACTGTAAATGACATAGCTTGGTCAGGTACACAATTTTGTGTTGTTGGAGATTCTGGTAAAGTAGCAACAAGCCCGAACGGAGTTACATGGACTTACAGGGCCGGGCTGAGCTTGTCTCTCTGGGGTAATAATAGTACTGTCGACGGTATAGCTTGGTCAGGCACACAATTTTGTGTTGT